AGCTGGGGCGGTTCCACAATGCAATCTTGCCCTTGTCCACCTTGGCTGTGCCGATCCCGCGTACCTTTTGGTAGGCATAGTCTTTAGCTTTGTCCAGCGCGACATATTGAGCACTGACCCATTGATTTCCGCCCAGATTGTACCAAGTGTGGCCTGATTCATCGGTGGCTTTACCGTATACATTCCACGCCGAGCCATTGGCCATATATCGACCCGTCACATGACGACCCATCCATGGGCTATCCCAAATGGCTACCTTTCCAGGGCCTACGTAATTGACTGTAATTACGCCATCATATTTAGAAATGACGCCTGGTTTGTCAGCTAGGCCGGCTGCGATCGTGCCCTTGCCTGTGGCCTTGTTGCCAACGGTGCTGGGGAACTGTCCTGTTTGGCCTTTATCAAATGACAGATAGTTGCCATCGACCCACTGCTTACCGCCCAGATTGTACCAAGTGTGGTCATTGACCGTGCCTGTTTCGGCATAGCTATAAATCTTGAACCGTGAGCCATTGGTCAGCGTCTTGCCAGTCGTTGTTTGCCCTTTGAACGGGGTGTCGAATACTGGTAATCCACCTGTGCCGGCGTACTGAATCAGTGCTGTACCATCTAGTGCAATGACATTACTGTCATCACCAGTGCCAGCCTTTCCTGGAACATATTTACTGATTGGACGAACGGCAGTATATACGTTCTCGGTGGTGTCTGTGTTCTGCAGTGACTTTAAATGTTTTCCGTACTTGATAACGATACCGGTATCCCGCCCGACATTCTTTTCAAAGTGCCATTCGTAGTTGTCAAACCACCATTCGGCATTGTAAAGAGACGTAAAGCTGGGGTTGCTGCTATCTCGACCAAAGAGAAGAGACTGAGCGTTATCTACTTGTGTAGCATCCCAATTAACAACCGCAACATCTGTGATTGATGTCACCATATTAATTTCCACCGGTTCGGCCAAGTCGGCTAAAAACTCTGTGAACAACTGGTTAGGATTAGCATTGGCAAGTGAAAGGTCGCGTGTAAGAACATTGCCGAACAAATCGGCTCCCACATGGGCAGCCATTACAGTTATCTGCTGAATACCGTTTTCAAAGTCGATTGATACAGAATAAATTCTAAACATCTGTCGCAAATAGTTGTCACCGGCATCAGCCAGAAGAATACGGTCCTTTTGCAGCATCTCAGTGGCTTGTTCAGAATAGTTGACAATCAATGTCATTTGGGGTGCACTGTCATATTTTGACTCAACTACACAGCTCACTACATCTGGGACGTGGCCGAGTCCTAGTGTGTCCCTATTGTCTGTGCTGTGCTCGTAAACCAGCGGAATTTTTACAGCAGTGTCCGCCATCTTGGCATCACCTCCAATGTAATGTTTGTAAGTGTTCCAAACGTGTTCTTGCCAGTAGAAAGAACTGGGAACACATAGTTGTCGAACTGTACCATGCTCGGTTGATAGTTGTTGGCCGCGTCGTAAACTTCTTCGGTATCTGAATCAACATACAGGTCACCATTGAGCCCCAGGAAGTTGTATGTGACGCCGTTCAGCACGAAGCTGCCATTGCCAGTGCCCTTAACGTGCCATAGTGGCAACGCACTATACAGTCGTATATTGTTAATGGTCAGCCCATCACTCACGGCCTGATAGTGATCACTCCCAGTCTCATAGGCATAAGGAACGAGAGAAAACGTCACGGAAAATGAAATGGCCACTCCAACTTGTATCGTGAATCCAGATACAGCAGTCGGAACGGCCATGTAATAAAAATCAGGCTCCCCATCATACATCAGCTTTCCATATTTCTTTGGCTCAGCGCCCCATATCCAGCTGCTTACTTCTCGCGAAAGCTGCGCGGCTTCCTCATATGGATGGCTAGTTCGCTTGGCAAAAGAAAAGATCTGTTCAACATTGTTGTAACGATTGTCGGGTGTAATGCTCTCGACGGATCGCCCGGGAATTTCGGTGAGAGTTGACGAATAATTCGCCCCGACCCACTGGTTGTCTCCATAGACAAGGCCAAGGCCTAAATTTTTGGAAGATTCTCCAAGGTAAGAGATTCCTGCATTCTCATCACATGTCGTCAATTATCTCCCTCCTGTTCTTGTGGCACTGTAAAGCGTCTGGTGGCCCGCACGATTGATTGCAGTCTCTATCGCCTGGATCATCTGGCTACTATTAGCAACTAATGAACCGCTCTTCTGCTGTCCTTGTTCCTTAATGACCTGGATCATGTACCGCAGCAAGGCATTGCTCTTGTTGATTTGATCAGGCAGCCCACTACTGGTGTTACCACTGCCGCCTACGATCCCGCTAGGCAGCGTTCCGATGCCATTTGATATTGCAATGGAAGATTGTCCCTCCATTTGGTTTTGCAACGTCTTGGCAAATATGCTTTCAGGATGGGTTTGCGCCCGTTCTTCAATTGCAGCTGCTAGCAGCTCATCAGCATTGGCTTTTGTAATATTAACAACGTACTCCGTCCCGTCTTCTGCGATCACGGCCGGGGTCTCTTTCGTGTACCGACCACCCATCGCCATCCGTGGTGCACCCTGTGGCCCGTCATGTTTCCAGTCCCATTTGTGCATGCCACCCCAAGAAGGGTAAGTCACATATCCGATTGAATTGCGCCAATCTGAGTTGTTGAAGAAATGGACAAAGTTGTCCAGCACACTACTCCGATTGTTATGACCAGGGACATTGTAATAAGACCATGTGCTTGGAATATATTGCAATAGCCCAACAGAAGCCATGCCAGCCTTTGCATTATCATCGGTCAGGTTTGCAGCATTGGCATTGCCGCCAGATTCACTCATGGCAACATTGGCAAGCGCCCGGATAAACGAGTCTGACGGGTCCACATGCATTATCTTCGCAGCTTTCCGGGCGATCGATTCCAACTCTGGTAGTGACTTCATCGGGCCACTGCCGACCGAATCCTCATCCTGTTTCTTTTTGAACAGCGATGTAAACTTACTAAGAAAAGCGTCCTTTACTTTGCCGACGGCACCTGTTGCTAGATTGTCCATCGCTTGCCACGTCTGTGAAGACGCCCAACGGCTAACGCCTAGCTTGTTTATAATCCAGTTCCATGCACCACTAGCTCCTCCTGAAATAAACTTACCCACATCACCGACCGTGTTCTTGACCCATTTGGTGGCATCACCGATGATGTCAGAAATCGTTCCACCAATACCACTAGCATGATGCGGCAATCCTTGAATCATTGACATGAACTGTTCAGACTGACTGTGTGGCAAGATAGATGTGCCAGCTTGCAGATACGCAAGTTCTTGGCCACCAACCCCAACCGGGAAAATACCCTTTTGAGGATGATAGGCAAGCTCATAGCCTTCTTCACCAACCACCGCAACTTCATCTTTGTTAAGCCCATTGACACCACGCGCATATCCGGCTGGGTACCAGTGGTGAATTGAGGTTACATGACCAGTCATCCACTTGAATATACCGTCGACAAAATCAATTATTCCGTTAAATACGTGTGCAAATCCGCCTTGAAACTTATCCCATTTGCTCAAAACGTCGCCCGTCTCTGTATTAACAGCGCCCTTATGCTCACCAGCCTGTTTTGTGGCTTCGGAGACGACTTCATCGTGTTGCTTTTTGGCATGGCTGACGGTACCGTCACGTTGCTTCTTAGCAGCGCTGATTGTATCGTCACGCTGCTTCTTGGCATTTCCGACAATTTTTTCATACTGAGACTTTGAAATAGAGTGATTTACATAATATTCCGTTTCAGCGGCAGAAGTCGTTGCCTTGTATTTCTTGTCAGCAGCATCCTTTGCCTCGCTGTAGGTTTTATTCGCAGCACTGACGACCGCATTGGTCTGTTTTGCGGAAGTAGAGATGACTTCCTTCAGCTCTGCTTGGCCCATCTTGTGTTTGTCTTCTGACAGTTTCTGCAAAAGGTCCTTTTCCTTGCCCGCACTGACTTTTAAGCTTTGATAGGTGTTGGCGTCCGCTTGTGACTGTAAAGTCTTCATGTTTTTAAGATGGCCTTTTTGCAGTTTTTGAAGATCTTTATCCTCTTGGCCTTGGAGTTTCTTTTTCTCTGCCGCAACTTTACGTGCAGTCTTGGCGTCAAAACTGGCAAGCTCTTCCTTCGTAGCGCCTGCTTTAACAAGCTTTTCACGTTGAGCAGCACGACTTTTCAAAATCTTGTTGACCGCATCGGTACTCTTCTTTTCGTACTTGCTCTCGGTATCGTTACGTTGTTTGAAGTATTTTTCACTCTCCTTTTGCATTTCAGCATATGATTTCTTCATTTGCGCGGCTTTAGTGGCATCGTTCTTTTTTTCTTTTGCCAGAGCTTCGTCAGCCTGTTTTTGAGTAATAGAACCGTTCTTGACCAGCAAATCTAAGTCTTTTTTGGATTTACTTTCCTTGTCCTTGTAATAGGCGTCAACGTTTTTAGACATGTGAGCATAGGCTTTGGTCATATCAGCTTCGATTTTGCTGGCCTGTTTACCAGTGGCACTGCCAAGCATAATGGTGTCGCCCATGACCTTGTCCATGTCTCCTTGATACGATTTGACAAATGTTTTGACACTGCCATGCAATTTATCAGTAACCCGTGTCATGTTGTTACTGAGTTGAGGGTGGAAGGCAGATTCAACGCCGTTTTGCATGTCCATTCCCAACTTTTTGCCGATCTTACTTCCACCTAGGGATTTGCCAATCTTCTCGCCCAATGCTGAACCTGCTAGCGCACCGATACCGGCGCCGACAGCTGTACCTACTGGCCCCGCAAAAGTACCAACAGCGGCGCCAGCTAACGCACCACCGGCAATACCACCGACGCCACCGCCAACAACGCCGCCAGCAACTGTTGATCTTTCCTTCTTTTTAGCAGCGCTCAGCTGATAAACTCCATCCGCGACAGTTATTGCAGTGCCAAGCCCTGCAACTGCTTTTAGAGCTCCTCCAAAGCGCCCGGCTACCTTTGCACCCTTGCTGATCTCCTCAGTGTCCTTGGCAAGAGTGCCACTATCTTCTAATGCTGACTTATTCCGGGTGAATATGCTCATGAGCCGTGAAATAATACTTTGTTTTGGCTTTGCCTCGCTGGCCATTCGTTCCGCTCGTGAGGAATACTGTTTAACTTCTGCTTCACTTTCTTCAGGAATGCTGACCGTTTTTGCCCGGCGTCCGCCAGCAGATTTTCCTCCGCCAAAGCTGGGAATATCATTACTGCTGTTGCCACTTCCAGAGATTGGCGCGTTATTATCCGTTTGCGTAAGACTATTGGTCCCTTTTATTTCCTGACCGAGTTTTTTGATCAGACTAACTGCTTTGGACAGCAAGCCAATCTTGCCTGCCCCGTCGCCGATGATCAGGTCAATAAAGCCTTTGACAGGTAGCATGTTTGTTGCGGTTTTGTACGCAATAATGCCGGCCGCCAGATCGCCAAAAAGCTTAGGATGCTTGTCTGCAAAATCAGCAATGCCATCGAGCAGCGGCTGAAGAATCCGCAGGCTGTCCGCGAAGGCCAGGAATGATACCTTACCCAGTGCTCGTCCTGATTCGGCAGTTGCCGTGAAGAATGTCTTGATTTGAGTTGCATGATCGGCAATCAGATCGCTTAATTTTGTCACTGTATCCGCTAGCTTGCCCATCATTACGTCTAACAGTTTTGTTCCGCTTGGCAGGTTGAATGCCTTACTAAACGCGGACGTGATGGTATCCAGCCCTTTAGTCATTGACTGGCCAAGTTTTGAGAACTCCGCGTCCGTATTTTTATCCTGCACCCACCGCGAAATAGCGCCCAAAACCGGGTTTTGCGCCGTCATAAACGGCCGATAAATATCTCCCATAAGTGCAGGCATACGAGACTTGATAACCCGAGTCATACCGGGAATAGTTTGCATCAAGTTTTCTGACGCTTTGCTATATTTCTGCCCTAATTCTTCGATAACGTTAGTGGCGTCTTTAGCGCTGATCTTGCCTGCACTCATTTGTGCACGAAGATCAGTCATGGTCAGCTTAGAATTATGTTGCACCCGTTGCTCATACTTCAGCATTGCATCGGCCATCATAGGGAACGCATCAGTTAACTGATTGAAGTCGCCAAGCTGAACAACAGATCCAGATAGTGTATGTGTGAAGTCAAGACCGACCTGTTGAATACGGTCGCTGGACAAGCCAATAGCGTCGCCCATCGTCAGAAATGCAGATGTCAGTGCCTCGGTCTTCGGCTGGTTGTCAAACACATGGTAAAACTGTTGGTTCAATTCATTAACTAGATCTGTATCTTGCCCGAACTTGACTGAAAGCTCGTTGGTCATATCAACCATGGCCTTGCCCTTTTGAGCATTGCCAGTCAGTGTGAGCCAAATGGCATTCATTTGATCCTGCTGCTTGTCATATTCGACGCCGGCCGCGGTAGCCTCCTGGATTTTTTCCTTTAAAGTCTGCCAGCCATTTGAAATTGCGTTCCCGATGAAGCCGCCAGCCATGGATCCAACCATGATCTCCTTAAGATGGCTGAACTTATTGCCAGTTTCTGCTGCTTGCACGTCAACTTTTTTAAGTGATTCAGTGGCTTCGTCTTTGGCTTTGACCGTAGTCTCAACAGTTTTTGGAACAGAGCTAACGAGCTTTTTGAAGTCAATCACCTGGCCGTCTTCTACTTTTGCCAGCAGCTCGACCTGTTTTTCTTTGGGAAGACGTTCCAGCATTGAGCTGAAGCCTTTTACACCCGCTTCTTGAGCCTTTGCTATGAGTTCAGTTTTGACCTCTTTGGGAAAACTGTCCAGGGTACGCTTAGCCTTGTCTGTGTTCTCCTTGATGGACTCGTCCATCTTGTTTCCCGCTTGGCTGCCAAAATCATTTAATATTTTATTGGCCTGATCAGTATCACTGATGAGCTGATCCTTGCCCTTCAGAGCAACTTCAATAGAAATCGTGCCGTCTGCTGCCACGATAAAACCTCCTTTCTTTATTTGACTGCGCTAGATGCCCATGCTGCAAAGAAGTCAGCCGCATCAGATGAGTGCTTCGCATTTCGGTATTTATCCAGTACATAATAATTTTGTAATTCCACCAAATTGGCCAGTTCCTTACCATCAAGTCCTTGACGAGACCGTTGCCTAATATCGATGATGCGCATGAAATAAGACGAACTCGGCAAGCCATCTAACATGGCACGAAACTTGTGCCAATGCAGCTTTCCTAGTTCGTCTTCCAGATCAACACCGTAAAACGCGCGAACACTTGACCATATCGCTGGAGCGTCCTGAGTATACGAGAAATACTCTTCAGGCGCGCCACTATTGACGACTGCTGTGGCTTCTTGGACATTTTCTGAAGTCGTTTCGTCATCCGATGAGTCATGATATGGTTGCTGGCCGATGTACTGATTAATCCATTCAAGCGCACGCAGCCGATCAGCTGGGCCAACGCCTTCAGCGTTTACAAACATATGCCAACCAATGACGCCCTTTTGAGCATCGGTCTTGTCCTCACGATCAAGCAGTTCGAACCATCGCAATATGTTGTCAAACGCTAAATTCACACGATATTTCTTGCCTTTACACTGCCAGTACCACGCTAGCGGTTGAGTTAAGCTAATCATTGTCCTTGTTGCCGTCAAATGCTGGGTACTCTTTGTTTTCAGCATCCTTCAGCGCTTTTTCAGAGGCACGTTTGACAAGCCCGAGCACAAAAAGTAGTCCATCGGTGCTTTCGTTGAGATCGTGGTACAGCCGTTCAGCTTTATCTTTGCCAACCGTGTCTTCAAAGAAGGCCATGATGATGTCACGTTCTTGGCGGATGGTGTTTCTAACAAATTCCAGCTGTTCATCAACCGGCTTTTTGTCGATGCTATTGTCCTTTTTCTTATCGTCATCAGTTAATTGTTTGACGAGTGCGTTTGCTTTGACCCACGCTTCGCGCATTGCTTGCTGCGTTTTGTCTGAAAACCGGAATGTATAAGTCTCGCCCTTATAACTCAGATCCTGCTTAGTGGTCAGAACTTCGTCCAAATTGATTACGTTACTCATGATTTCCTCCTAATGGCCGCCTGGGATTTGCCCATACTGTTGATTTCTTTGGCGACCCTGTCTTTTTAAGCGGCAGTAACTGTTACTGCTGTGCTTGCGGTTTTGCTGCCATCGTGTGTTGTTGCGGTAATAGTAGCAGAGCCGACAGACACACCGGTCACAACGCCGCTAGGGCTGACAGTAGCAACTGATGTGTTGCTAGATTCATAGCTAGCAGACTTGTCCGTCGCATCTTCAGGGCTAACTGTAGCCGTTAATGCTGTGGTTGCTCCCACTTTTACGCTCGCTGTTGCCGGTGCCAGAGTTACCCCGGACACCGTTACGGTTTTGGGACCGCAGGAGTATAAACGGGCTTGCCGTTGAATGCCAAAGTGAATGACATCGTCTGCTTCGCGCCAGGAGCACCGCCAGAAGTAACAATATTGCTAATAGTAACTAGCCCAACAACAGTAGAACCATCAGCTTGTGTCCAACGCGCTAAAGTCTTGAGATCGTCGCCAAGGTCAAGCAAGTGGCTTGCAATATAGTCCTGAGCTGGGTCGCCTTCCAAGCGGTGGCCCGTATATGCCAACTGGAGACGTTTGCCAGTAACATCAGTAGAACCATACCCTTCGCCATCGTAATAGACGTCATTCGCCGTTGTTTCATTAAGTGTTGGCGTAAAGTTATTGATGCCGGCTGCCAATGGTGCAAAGGCTGCATTGGTGATATCAGTCGGATCCTTGGACCCCTTGGTATCGATCTCAAACTTGTTTTTAAAGTTCAAGTTAAATTCTTTTGCTGCCATGAAAAATCACTCCTTATATTTGTTTGATGTAACGTTCAACGCAACATCTAGGGTGTATACAAAAAAGCCACGCGAATCAGCTTGTGTGATGCTGGGTTCAGACGTGGTTTCAATAGTTTCAAAACGAAAATCATCAGATGGAAGTTCCTGCAAGTGCTTAACAAAATCGGAGACTAACCACATAATCGTATTACCTAATTGCTGATCCTTGGTACGAATAGCAACTTCGTAATACAGCCGAGTTTCTTGATTACCGGCAAAGTCTTCATCAATCACTGATCCGTTTTTGGTCGGATAGATTGAAAGCGATTCATCAGCAGAAAGGAAGCCCACACTAACCTTTTGAGGCATATCCGGAATGGTGTTGATCGCATCTGCTAACGTTTTGAGGGCATTCATAGATCCAGCCCCCTCAGATAAGCATCACGGATCCGTTCCATCTTCTGATCGTTATCTTCAATCATTTTGTCCCAGTGAGGGCCTGTTCCCTCAGTCGTGTAGTGCTGAAAAGTTACTTTGGTGCCGTCTTTTTTTGTATACCCACCGTTAAATTGAGCTGCCGCATAAACACTGCTGAATTCTACGGAGGATCCGTCAGGGGTAGCAGTGCCTCGGAGATCGCCATGCAGCTTGGGGACAACACCAGTACTGTAGTCAGTCAGTTCAGTGCCGAGCTGAGTAGCAGCGGCTGTTAGCGCTTTGCCTTGGGCTTTTGGCCCGAGCTTACTCATCAAATCAACGTCAACTGTTACTTTCACACCCATCACAGCACCTCCAATTCGTAGCCCCAGATGTCTGGCTTGTCTGAATCCTTTAAGACGTTGACCGTAGTGATGGTGTATTTACGATTGTCGAATTCAGCAAGACCATCTAGCCACGTATCATCTAATGCGGGCATACCAGGGTTGGCGGCAGTCCGGATATAGATGACTGCGTTGGCGACCACTTGGCGATCGTTGTTCGTGCCAGAATAAACGGTTCCTCGGTCGATACGGACATGCCCCAGGCTCACTGGTGGACCATACACGGGTTTTTGCCAATCATCATGGCCAACCGCCTTGATAAGCACAATAGTGTCGTTGTACGCCACCAGAAAGTCCATGTCATCGGACATATGCGACACCCCTATACAAGAGCCCGGTACCGCTCAATGCGGCGAGAGCGTCCACGCTGATTGCCGACACGCTGCTTTGTTTATTTGCCCATGACTTGGTGACTGTAGTCTTGCCGATCGTCTTGGTCTCACTAGTAGGCTCATGGATAGCCTGCTCGGTGGTCGTGATTCCAGAATCAATCATGTAAGCAATTTGACAGGTAACCGCCCGCTTAAACTTACTTGCACGAAGTGGCCACGGGTCAGCATTGATATCGTTGACTTGATAGAAACCGTGTGTCTGGTCATCTAGATATTCGCTGGCCAAATCTGCCAATTGATCGAAGTTCTTAGGCATATCTGCATCAGTAATATGCATTGCCTGCATGTAATCATCTTTGTCTACATAGGCCATATCATCACCTCACAAAGCCGCCGGGGTTCCCCTATTGTTAATTTCGATGGCGACTAGTATTGACTATTCAGCTGGAACTAACGCTAAAAGATCAGCCTTTGCTGTCTTTCCGGTGAAATCGATGCTGTGGGCAGTTAACCAAGCCTTGATTTCATCAACGGTCTGAGCATCAGTCGGCTTAACGCTGCCATTTGGATCAAATCCGTCTGATACTACTGGAGGATTAACAACAAGTGCCTTGGTGTCGTCCTTAAGCCAAACTCCATAGTATTCATCAACGTTGATTTTTGTTGTCTTGTGGTCAATATCACGCGCGGTTTCAACTTGCACCCCACGTTTCATGTTAATGCCTAAAGCACCAGCCTTAACAGCCAAATAAGTACCAACTGGAATCTTGCGGGAGGTAGCAAGTTGCCAGCCGAAGATTTCACCAAGTACACCGCTTGTCAGAACCTGATCGCCAAGTTCGGAAGCTCGAGTGTAGTCAGAAGCCGCAGCCTTACGGAGCTTGTTGTAGTCCTTCAAGTTCATGTAAAGCACGCCACGTACTGGTGAAGAACCTTCGGTGTTAAACTCGCTGGTATCGTCTTCAAAAGTTGCCTCGATCGCGTCGATCAAGTCAAGATCAGGGGCCGCATGGGTCAGTGTCAGACGAGCATTCAGCAATGCTGTGACACAATCGTTATCGACCTTAGAACCAATAGCCATGGACAGCTGGTTAGCCGCTTCCGTCTTGGGGTCGCCAAGACCTACTTGAACAGCAAAGTCAGAGATTTCTACCCCTTTGCCAGCTCGCTTGATCGTCGAAGTTGTTTTGCCGTTCTGCATTTTGGAGTAGTCAATGCTATCGCCCTCAGCAAAATCAACAGCATCGCCGATATACTTCCAGTGCGGAACCGTAATAGTGTCACCCGGTACACCCACAAGAGTGCTGTCAACAGTTGCGAGAGGCGAGAAAGTAATTGCCTTAGGAAGCCGTGCCGCGATCATCTGAGCCATAACCTCAGGAATAATCATTGCGGACTTGTCAGTCGTTTGTGCATTTGGAAAAGCCATTCAAATCATCCTTTCTTATTCTTCATGTGTCATTTTTGCTGCTAACTGATCGTAGGTAGCAGTGGCTGGATTGAGAGTTTCGTTTGCATTTGGATCAGGGTTTCCAGCGACTGTAATGGGGGGCGTGTCCTTTGGCTTCGGTGCCTCTTCAGCCTTGAACAGGAACTTACTACTGTCATCCGACTTGAGTGCTTCGAGTTGATCATCTAATCCGGTAACATTGCCCTTATCGTCCAAGCCAAGCTTGTCCTTGTCAATAAGGGCTGATGCTGCTTTGGTGTTCAACGCACCGGCTTTCACCAGAGCAAGCTCAGTCTGATAACTCAGTCGTGTTTCTTTTAGCTGCTTAGAAGCCGCATCATCCTTAGCCTTGTTGTCGGCTTTAAGCTTGTCGATCTCAGCCTGAAAGTCCTTGTCATCCTTGTGGGCTGACTTTAACTCGTTAAGTTGCTTGTCCGAGTCGGATGCACGCTGTTTCAGCGCATCCCGTTCTGTCGTCAGCTGACTGACTTGGCCCTTCAGCTCGTTCACATCGGCCCCATGGAGTGCCATAACCTTTTCAATTTGCTCGTCCGAAAGCTCTAATCCTTTTAATTCTTCACGTTTCAAAACAATCTCTCCCTTACGTGTTTTTGACGCGGTACGACCGCGAATTGGGTAAAACAAATAGCAGTTTTACGACATGCTTGGGTCGAATCATTACATGAATGATTTCTCTCTTGAATAGTCCCGTGCCAGGAAGTCGTGATCCTTGACCAACTGCCGCAATGCAGCTTGGTTGTTCTTTATCAACTGTTGGTAATGCTGCTGACCTTGGTCGTCTTGCATTTTATTGGCCAATGTGGCATTAGCTTTGTACTTCCGCATGCGGCGCTCTAACGCACGCTGCTGCTGTTGAACGTTGCCATTGGCAATGGCCTGTTCTGGATCAAACTGAGTGAAGCTGTTGGTGTTCGCTCCAGGAACATATCCCCATTTCTGGTGACGGCAATTAATACCAAATGTTCCGCCTGGTTCACCGTATCCGTGATGATATAACGATTCAAACCATTCTCCGCTAACGTCAGACCTGAACGACTGATAACGTGTAGTCACCGTCGTTCCCTGAATTGGTGCGCATGCCGGCCGGCTCGCAGCGTGACTAGACATCACAAATGTGTCGAGACCGTAGTCGTCTGCCGCCTGATCTCGAACTGCTTGAAATGCTCTGTCGCTCGTGGTGGTAATCACCGTTCTCGCGTAGCTGTCTATCGACCACGGATGTGTCCCCTTATCAATGAGCACAGTCTGAATGCCCTTGTCACGCCACGAATACACCGTATCTGCCAAGGCCCTGGCAGGTGTTTTAAGGCCCGTTATCACCTGGGCGGTGGTTTCCTTGACAATCTGCTGATAAGTGCGCATAGCGGCATTCTCGCCGTAATTCGTGGTAATTAGTGTCTGGTTGACATTGTTATCCAGATCAAGGAATGTCTGTTTCAGATAGCCATTCATCATTTTGTCGATGCTCGGGCTTGGCTTGATTTTCGTGCCTGTTGCCCTTCCTAGACGATCATATTCGGTATTAGCAATCTGGATACCAAAGTCGTTAAACAGATGGCGGAGTTTTGGCTCGGCTATTTTAGTTGCTTGGCTTACTTCTTTGATAGTTGCTTCGTTAACAAGGTGCATCTGATTCAGCTGCTCCGCTTGCCATTGCAAAACATGGTCCTTGTCCAGCGGGAATGCTCCATGGTTCTGCAGCCGATCAACGAACATTTCAAATATTGATTGCTCGAGCGAGCCATAAATATCGCCAATGGTAGCCTGAGCGATGCTTAATTGATAAGGCGTTGCTTGCGGCATCAGCTATCACCGTCTCCGCCAAACAATCCTCCCTGTTCTCCTGACGGCAACGCTGGCTGTGATTCTGATGAAACCTCTTGGGCGTACTGCTTTGCCACATCGTCCGGCACATCAAGCGCTCTAGCGATGGCAACATGCTTTGGTACGAGTCCCGCAGCAGCGGCTTTGATCCAATAGTCAAGGCTTGCTGCTTTGTCAGTAAATACACCATCGTCAAAATCAACCGTCACCTGGTCAATCGTTGGAATTGGGCCACTATACAGTGGTGCGCCATCAACAACTGTTGCACTAGCAAGTTCGCAGATCGATACACACAGTTCCTGGATAGCGCGTTCAACCATTGTCAGTTGGCTGTTTCGCGTCTGATACGTCATACTGTTCTCACTAACGACTTCGGTTGCCGTCTTAAGCCCCTGATTGTCAAAGCTGAACGTCCCAGATGATAATCCGACCTGCATTTCCAAGGTCTTAATGAATTGATTTAGCGAGGCAATGTAATCTTGGGACCTAATCGGAGTGGTCAAGTCGGTAATTCCAACATTATCTGGGTCACCGGGCACGCCGATGAACACATTGCTGTCAGGGTCGAATATTTGCTTCGGCGTCTTGCTTGGGTCATCGCCGAATACAACATCAGTCATTGCTTCTGACACCGCTACATGCCGTTGCCCCATCTTGATTTCCCAGTTAAATTGGTCGTATGCGTCGTTAATTTGTTTAAGCGTGCTTAAAGCATTGTCACAAATGCCGACGCCTAGCGGGCTAGTAATATTCCGGTTGTTGAATCCAGCCGGCTTGAGATACGTGAATAGCGGTCTAGTAAATACTCCGGGGTCCAGTTGGGCCGTTGGTGCCAAGTCGGGGTACAACACGCTCAGGTCGACCTTAATGCCCACATTGTCAGAGGTTTCAGACCGATACAGCTCATTGGTCACCGTGTACTGGTTCTCGCTCCACTCGTGGAATTCCAAAAGCGTGTAGTACACATTATTATTCCCCTCAGTCTGAACTGTACGAGTTGCGATGGCTGCATTAGTTACATCGCTGGTATTTGACCGTAGCGGGAAGAAGCTCGGAGCCTGCACCCATGCCAGCTTGACTTTTTTCGTGCTGTAATCAACGTATGGGCGGATTGCAATGCCTCCAAGCGCCAAGCACGACTCAAGATAGCGCTCGAAGTTCTTGTTGAAGTCGTTGTCATCAAGCACGCTATGAATAAACGTGTCTGCTTCATCTGGATCTTGATAATTGATGGCCTGACCATTTTCGTCGCTCTTAGCCTGTCTGGTCTCAACGGTGATCTTGCTTTGCTCGTTATAAATTATCGACGCCATCCGTCGGCAAATGACCTGCATCATATTCAAAGCCACGTATTGCCGCTGACGCTGGTCACCATACATGTTGACATACTTAATCTTGGGGAATCGGCCCTCAAAATACTGTTTGTCAAGGTCGATTCTTCTGTATTCTCGTGAATCAATGCTGATTTTTGGGTGATCAGTTATCTGTCCTAGGCTTTGCACTACGCCCATTGCTGCGCCCCCCTTTCTGAATAAATTTTTGATTGTGTCAATTAGTCCCACGTCATCACCTTCTAGCGTTTAAGCCCAAGCCTGCGGGCATTGTCCATAACCATGTATTTGAACTCATCAACCGTATGGTCGTTCTCCTTAATCACCTTGGGGTCGTCGGATTCCATCGTCTTTTCGTCCCACTGATAGTCGCGATGTTGCTCTAGAAACACCTTATTGCTTGGCGTATCCAAAACATAAACACGTCCCTGCGCAAGCAGGTTTTGAACGTAGTCGATCATGTCGGCCTCTTTGAGCTTGCTGACTGGGTGCCAGTAGTCGTGATAGTCGAACACATATTGATTCCTGATTGCGCCTTCGGCAGAGTCGATTGTCTTATTGCCAACGGACGCACCCGGGTATTGCTTGCACATCTTAACGATAAAGTCGTGCATATCGCGCACCAGGACGCTTGGCGGCCGCTTGTGGCTTTGCCCGGCAGGTGAATAGTAATAGGTGTCCAAAACGATAACCTTGCCCCGTGCTGTGACCCCATACGCTGACAGGGCTGTTGCTGATTGCATGTGACCAGTATCGACCGAAAATAACAGCATCATGATCGGGTCATTATCCGGCACGTGGTCGACGACGTGGAACAGGTTCATATTGTAGACGCTGGTTCCAAGCCCAATGGCCTCGCCTAAATACAGCCAGCGATAATAGTCGTAGTCGTTGGATTTGTACTTACTGATTAGGTCCAGCTGCTGTTTCGTAGTAACGCCCAATTTGTCATCTAGATAAGTACTAGAATCAACAAAATAGTCCGAGTCATCAGTCACGGAATCCACCCACTCGTTGATCCAGTCGTACGGATTTTTGGGCGGATTATAGCTGTAAAACACTGGCACTTGATCAACCCATGGACTTTTCTGCCGGATAAACGTCGGGTTTGTCTGGTCGAACACCTCTGCAGACTTAAAGTTTGCTGCTTCTTCGTACCAGAGCGCAATGACATTCCCTACCGTGTTGGACTTGAGCTTTTCTGGCTTATCATCTCCATAAAAATAGAAGGTGCTGCCGGTTGCCCGGTGAATGATCCGCATCGGTGAAACAGAGAAGTTGAATTCATCGGTGATGTGTAGCTTTTCCAGTGCCCACGAGATTTGCGAGTATACAGAATCCCTTAAGTTGACCGTGTTCTCACGAATGATGACCACGTTGGCCCGGTGGCCCATCATGGCTTGACGTTTGAGCATCATCACAAGCCTGAGGCTGATGGTTGAAGACTTGAACGATCCCCGGCCACCCTTGAGAATGAAATACGGCCGCTTGGATCGCCAGAACCGATAGAAGTGCGGCTGAACCAGGTCACTAATTTTGATCATCGGTTGCTTGGCCGTCTGGGATATCGTCGACAATAATCGCGCCTCCTTGCTCGGCTGCCTGCTTGATGTCATTGGCCTTAGCCTCCGCAATGTCCGCTTCTGCCGCAGCCTTACGGGCCTGGGCTTCGTTGAGGCCCTTGAATGCTTGATCCCGGAATAACTCTGGCTTGCGATTCTTAAGCCAGAAAATCTGGGCTGAGGTATCCGGTGCCAGCTCGTTCTCATTGACCAAGATTGGAATCCTTTCATAAGTTGGTACGTGCTCAACCGATGCCTGAACCAGTTGTTCACGTGTCAGTTCTGGGTGATTCAGCTGATAGCCTTTACGCCAGTGTGCCCGTTTGGCCTCTAAGACGTCGTCTCGCAGTGGTACCATCTTATAGGTTGTATTGGTCACGGTCATACCCAGAGCCCGCCTAATAAGCGATCCTGCGACCATTTGGTCAACAATTTCTTTTCCCTTCTTTAGGGCGTCAGAAATGTCAGAATACTTATTTTTCCAGTCATAAAGCGTTGGCCGCCTAATGCCGATATTGTTGGCAATTTGCTCGTCAGTTAACCCGTCACGTGCCCATCCTTCGAGCAATGCGAGCCGTTCGGGTGTCTGCCATTCTTGATACTTTCCGCGTGCCATTACATATCACCACACCTCCCACTTAAGAATTGTGTCCTTTAGTGGTTTCCAATTCGGAAATGGTCCACGCATAGCACTTCACCGCCATTAATGGTAGCAAGTCCAGACGGTCCCATGATAGTCATATTGTTACCCACTACCATGTTCTCCATTTTGTCATTGCCTGATTTTCTGTCCTCTTTGCTGATCATAATACGCCGCTTTGAAAAGCAATAAGATTGACCGAACATATTGATCTGAATCCATGACTCGGCATAATGCTTGCCGCTCTCCCAATATTTCGTAATGTAATGATGCATTGTAATTACCTCCTGTGTAATATTAAAGGCCTCAGCCATTTTCCGTTGCGGCATTTTTTCAGTTGTTTTCATGTTATCTCTATCAGCGTATTAAAATAGGCGCCCATGGCAGCGCCTATGTTGTTACAATTCCTTGTAACCTAGTAATTCAATTGTTTTCAGCCCACGACCGAGTTCAGGCGGTCTTCGCTTCCTTTCGGGAGTTTGGTGGGCAATGCAGCCGGCGGGAATCGAACCTGCAACTACCTACCGAATGGTCGGTGCTCTACCTTTGAGCTACGATTGCACCATCACGCTCGCCTTGTGGGTCATCGCATGACTTTTTTTGCCCCCGGTATAGCTTGTCGATTGCAAGAAGGAGTGAGCCATACCACATCCTTTATATAGAATTTGAGGACAATGCGGCGGCCGGGAATCGAACCCGGCTTTCAACCACTCGCCGCGCCAACTGGAGGAGTACACATATAAGAAAGCTTCGCAGGCTTTCCATCAAACTGGCACAATATCATAATACGATGGAAACACTTACGGCCATGTCACGACTTATTTACGACGTTTTTACGCTCGTTTTTCCGTTCGATAGACCAGCAACTCGCTAGGCGATGGGGGCCATATCTCCGCAAATGCGATGAGAGCGTCCTCCTTGGCGTGATAATAGGCAGTTGACTGCATTCCAATCCGCTCCATGATAGATTCCACCTTGGGCGGCCGATCCACCGTATACAACAGTTTCAAGATTGTTCGCCCCTCACTGCTTTCGATGGCATTGATGACCCGATCACACTGCTGGCAGAATTCACCATCCTCCAGATCTCGCAGAATCTTATTTTCCTGTGCGTTCTCAGTGCTAGGCGACCGTGGCATCCCATCCATTCTGGGTGACTGTATAGTGATCTCATTTCGCTTTGCCTTGGCTTTACGATGCCGATAGTCCATCAACACCGCTTCGGCATTCGCCGCTGTTGCTTCATGGTCCAATCTCCGCCAGTATGTTTGTACTATCCGCATCATGCAGCACTCCCCGCTTTTTGATATACTTGATTTGTGAAATCTTAGAGAAGGGCCGCCGTTTGCGGTCTTTTTTGTTAGTTCTGCAAGACACGTTTGATAATCCCAACGCACAGCCCGACAGAGATGCCGAGCCAGATCATCACGGCCGGAAAGCCGAACAGCATGACTGCCCAGGCCGGGCCGTCCCAGAGCCACTCAATGATTTTTCTCATCGGGTGCCTCCACTCGTTCCAGCTCAAACCCCTGGGCCATAAATCCGTTGCCCCAAGCCGCTGCGTCCGGCTCGTCCCCCAGAATCGTCTTGCCTGGGAGCATGAGATCAATCCAACCTTCTGCCGGCCAGTCAACGTCCTCGATTTGATAAATTTTTCCGTGATACTCGGGTAATACCTTCCCTACGTAACGCACCAGGTCACCCTTCTTCAAGTTCTTCATTTCACGCCCATCCCATGCACGTAACTCAATTTTTCTCATGATGCACCTCCAGTAATTCCGAATCTTCGTAAATGTTTCCGACGACCTCCAAAACTCGACCAGCCCCGATGCTCCCGAAGTAATAGTCTCCAAACGTGAATGAGCCGTCATGGAATTCAACAACCCGTAGCACACCGTTCTCATTCTTGACAAGATCGCCTTCGTAAATCTCCTTACCGTCCTTGTCTTTCAAACCTGCGCACTGCATGAAATCAATGCGTTTAAGCATCACCATCGGGAACGTGTTGCTTTTCGAGTAAATCATCTCTTGCAGCGTGCTGGGCTGGACCATATCACCAGTTCCTGCTCCGGTCGGAATCCATGCCCGAAACTTAATCTCTCGTTTCATCTCGTGCCTCCACATCTTCAAAATGAACCTGATCAAGATAAGCTTTATGCAGTTGGCCGTTGTATTCGACAACCGCAACAGGCTCCATGACTTGACCAGCAGAATGACCACCGATAAGTGGACTTTCGCCAACAACCTTTGCGACCTGAAACACGCCATAAAACTTGGCGGGGGTTTCCTTGTCTCCGCTGACTACATAGCACTTTCGAGTCATGTTCATTTCTCCGCCTCCAATTTCACGATTTCTCCGGTTTCCTCAACAGCCCAAGTTTCCAGCAACCATGCACGGGCGACAGTGTTTTGATGTTTATCAATCCATTCAGTAATTTTTAGCGCGTCAAACGGAATAAGACCTAGATACTCCATCAATAACACTGTGCTTTCAGATGCAAACAGGGAATCACCATTGGCTTTCATGGCTTTGATAAACTCTCCAACCGCCTTCGGAATCACCGGCAGATCATCTGGTAAGGCAGTGTCATAATTATGGATATTTTCTTTGTATTCTTTTTCTATATCCTCCTGCGATTTTGGGTACTCCTCATCGAAAGAATCAGTAATTTTCACATCTTCAGCAAGCTTCACGAACACGTCCCGCTTCGTCTCATTGCTCATCGTCAGTCACCTCGTTCTTTCTGTCCCGATATGCCTTAAATCTAGCGGCCGCTTTTGCTCTCGTTTTCTCGGACATAACAATGGGTTTTCGGACTGACACTGTTCCTTGGATAGTTCCCTCAAGAACTTCAATCGTCCCGTTTTTTTCCACTAATTGTGTACGTTTATGGACTAAATCAGCCCACTTGTGATTATGCTTCGGTACATCGCTGTAATAATGCCATTGATCTAGCTCACGGTCGTAGCTGATAACCGTTTCTTGCTCACTTCTTGGCGTCATCGTCAATCACCTCTTCCCGTTCACAGTTTTCCAGATGCCGCTGCTTGATTTCGTCCATCGTAAATTCCGTTTCCCGCAGGCCAGCACCGCCTTGCACAAATGAGAGGGTGCCGTCGTCGCGTTTCCGGTAGAACAACGCTGGAAGGTCAAGACCGTAAACCTTAACTCGATAAAGTTTATCTGGCTTGGCCACCCAGCCATATTTGGAGGCATCGATTAGCGCCGAATAAGACCCGGGTGTACTGCTCCACCAATTAAATAATAATAGTGTATCTAACCCGTCGATATGGACATTATGGCTCAGATCGTACAGGGCATTGTCGACTTTCATTGCTTTGCCGGCGTTGTCTTCTTCGCCACGAACCAGATTATCCCATTGCTCGCCAACTTCTTTAGGCAGAACAACTTTTTCATGCTCCGGCTCGATCGACTCAACAACCTTGAGCACATATTCTTTAACGTTGGCGACAAGTTCCAAGTGGTTACGCGATAAAAACTCGTTTAATACGGCCCGTGCTTCTTCTTTGCTCATCTTATCAATCATTTTCTTCATTCTCCTTGTCTGTTGATTAGTTCTACCGTCTCTGGTAATGCAGTTCCGACGAATCTCCAGCGAGTCACTTGCTTGGCTTTTCGAAGCGTTCCAACATTTTCTGGCATGCACAGTACAAGGTGATCCACCCATTGTTTGTTATGCCAATGTCCAATCACCCGGCAAGTAACGCCTTTGTAACGGACCCAGTCGCCAACATCATAACTGCTCATCCGATCCGCTCCCGTACACGATTAGCAGTCATCCAGTTATGCACTCTTTCGAATTCGTACAACTTGGTGTCTCGTCGCATGTCAGGCAGCTGGGCATCAATAGGAGCGTTGGTCTTGGCGATAAACATCGGCTCATCTAAGCCGACCTTAGTGCTTTCTGGGCGTCGAGCCATTGTCCGTCGTTCGAGCTTATCGTTAAGATACCGATGTGCATCAACGATGGTGTTAAACTCACTGCCGTACTGTTTCCGGGATTTAATGCCGATAATCACATAACTCATATTTCCTGCTCCTCTACAAATTCCTCTACTTCCAGCACCACGCGGGGCCGGTCGCTGTACTGCTTGACGATATGGGCCTCCACGATCTGATTGTCGTCGTGCCAAACGATCCCCGTGCAGGCGTCTGTGACCGCTTTGAATACGTTGTCCACGTCCGGCTTGACCGTCGGCCGGATAAAGCCGCTGGCCTTGAGATCCCGTCGGTGTTTGCTCTCGGACTGCTGAATTGGCCGATAGATCCACAGATGGCAGGCGACCGCTCGCTTAGTTGGCAGCCGCTGCCCCATCGCTTGCCGTGCGTAGATCGCCACAGTTTGCTTATAGGCGCGTGATTTGGGTGGGTCGTATAGTTTTACGTGACCCAATGCATTCGTCGCCCTGGGGCGTCCCTGTGGCACTGGGGGGCCTGGTATTTCGATCCTGATCATTTTGGCGCCTCGTACCAGTTGCCTTGGCTGTCCTGATACCAGCACCCGCGTTCGATCAACCACGGTCCGACAACTGCTTGCCTGTCGATACACCATAGTGCCTTTGTCACGTTGGTATCGGATCGCATGGCAGTCGGCGTCGTGTAGTATCCAGTCTTCCCAGTTGCCGTGTTGGTTGCCCGCCAGTGATAGCGCTGGTGAGCTTGAAGGCCAAAGCGCATTAAGTCATGGGACACGACCGACCGACTGATCCCCAGCTTCTTCTCCATCTGGACGTTGTTGTACCCCTCTTCAATCAGCTTGGGATACTCCTTTTTGCGTCGCGCCATGGCCTCATGCTGTTTCTTCCGAGTCCCTTTTGCTTTGGGCGACGGCGCTGGTCCCGGCTTGCTCTCATCACTCGCTCCGAGCAGTTCGCGTACTTGCTGCCACTCTGGCGCATCTTCTGGTATGCGCTTGTCCAACAGTTTGGTGGCTAGCAGACGACCCGCTGTCTGGCGCTCCTTGTGTGTCATAGTGCTCATGTCGCGCTCTCCTTTCGTTTTTCTCGATTCTCTCGCAGCTTAGCCATCTGCTCAGCCAGTTGTTGTTTTGTTGCTAGGTCTGTTGGTTTAGCGTCAGGCGACTGATAATTGGGGTCAGCCCAAGCTGGTTGCTTAGTTTTAGGCACCTGGGGCGTCCCACGTTTGTTAAAGCGTCCGGCATTATGCACGGCGTCCGCTTTCTGGACATCGGCCATCGTGTAAATTTTCTTGATGTCCCAATCACGCAGAATGGCGTTGGCGTAACTCCACTTGGCCTGGTTACCAACGGCACGCTTAATCGCCTCAACGACCATGTTGGCAGGAAAAGTTTCCAGCCAGTCCCGCAATTCTTCTTGCGTCAAAGGGGCCATGAATCCCCATGACTTTTCATAGGCATCGAAGACGCGAGTTCGGTCCTTGGTCTTCTGGTCTTGATCTCCTGCATCGGACGTCGCGAGCGGATCATCATGATCATCTGTCATGTTTAAGTCAGTATCAGTAAAGTACTGTTCCGCATTCTGTTCCGCAGGTTGTACCGCATTCTGTTCCGCATTCTGTTCCGTTTTTTTCCTTGTTCTGTTCCGTTTTTCGGATTCGGGACGCCCATCAGGACTCAGCGGGACAATTCTGTAGATTGGAGTGTCCTCATTCTTTTTGCCTTTGACGTATTGTATGAGCTCCTGCTGGACCAGAGCATTGCGAGCGGTGGAGAGACCGTCGGAAGACTTTATTCCAGTAACCGACATGATGTACTCGTTCTGGAGGCGGAAAGGGGCATCTAGTAATCCGCTATCGTTCGCGTAATCCAATAACTCGCGATACAGACAAGCTTGATTAACGGTGAGCTTCTTTACCGCTACCTTGAACTGACGGAATGCACGTCGCTGCTTGAAATAATCCAATGTCTCACCCCCTACTCAATCAAATCGTTCATGCTGATGATCTGGCCTAAGTGCTTCGTCTTCCGGCAATAATCGCATTGCTCGCAGCGGTTCGGTTTAGCCTCTCCGGCGATGATCCGCTCGACTCGTGGCTGGGCCGCCAGCAGCTGCTGCATGGCCTCATCCAAATTGTCCTGGGGTATTGCTACAAAGACTTTGTCCGGCGGGTCCTGCTTGCTCACAGCGACCAGGATCGGTGCTGGGCGCGTGCCGTAGTTCTGCCGAATCAATTCCTGATATACGGCCATCTGGAGCGGATAGTTGTATGCTTCGACGAATGATCCCCAGTGCCCGCGGTCGTCATCCTGAATCCAATAGCGCTTGTGCAGGTCCTGGGTCGTCTTGAGGTCTAAGAAGAATGCCCGCGCTGGGTCGAAACAATCCAGTTTGCCCATCCATTTGACGCCGTTGATCTCGCCAGTCAGGATCTCTTCTTTGTTGCCTTGGTAGGCGGCCTGGAAGGATGGGTCATCCTTCAGTGCCTGGATCATGCTCTCAGCCACTTTGTAAGCCGATTTGGGCTGGCCCTTTGTACTACCCCGCGTCGAGAACATCTCAGGATGTGCGTCGATAAAGGATTGATGGGCTTCCGGACTCTCAAAGTACGAGTGCAGATAGTTGCCGGCCAATAGGGCCGTCGGGTCCCGTTCAGGCACCCAAATTCCTTTAAGTTCGGCCAGCGCCTCGGCTTCACAGGCCAAGAACCGTTTGAAGACGGTCACTGACATGTAGTGTTCGTTGGCTTCCCGGCTGTAATAATTGGCGTCAGAAAGCCGGAAGGTCGTCTTCTCCGCCGAGCTCTTCTCCGGGGATGTCGGGCTTACCGAGATCCTCGTTGGGATCGTGGGTGATGTCTGGCTTGAGTGCATCCTGCTTGGCCTCCTTCCGTGGCTCTGCTGCCGGCTCCGTTGGCTTGTCCAGCAGATCGTCTATGTTCGCCGGCGTCACGTCCTTCTTTGTATTGTCGTACTCGTCAGCCGTCGTATCGTTGACTGCCTGAATCAGCAGGTCATTATCCGAAGATGAGTTGATGAACCATTTGGCCGCCCGGTTTAGGACCGTCCGCAAAGCCATCTGGTCCGGATACTCCTTCTGGACCTTGGTGGTCTTCGCGTGGCTCCAGCTCGTGTCGATCTGCTTCTTGGTCATCACCGTGTAGTTGGTGATGCCGTTGTTATCGACAATGGCCGCAAAGGCGTAGGCGATAGGCTTGTCCAAGTTCTCCACAGTTGGCTCGTAAGTCTTGACCGTCAGGCGCCCGTGTTCGGATCCAATCTCGAACTTGTCGCCCTCCCTAACGACCTCCGCCCAAACGTCCTGGACGTTATCCAGCCGCTTGAGGATCGCCAGGCTGCCGAAGTATGAGCGCATGAGCGTCAGGTTCCGGCCGTAGGGAATGAAATACACCTGGTTCTTTGCCGGACTCAATCCCTGCACGGCCATACTCAACAGTGCCTTGGCTTGGCTCTCTGGCGTCGTCTTGGCGACCAGAGACTGCCCGTTACTCGCGTCAGTCAACTGCAGCCAAGCCATGTTCAACGCGTTAGCGGCGTTGTAGCCGGCCGGCAAGGCCATGTTCTGTTCCTTTTTCATTGTGGCGATCCGGTTTAGGACGCCAGCGACCAATTCATTTGTTGCCATGTTTATTCCTCCCCGACTTTGCTACGATGCGTGTCATATGCGTCCAGATCCTCAATCAGCGACCCGGATTGATCGTCGAGCCATCCAAGCAGGTAATACTTGATTGGAGCATCGAGGATTGCATTGAGGTGCATCTCACCTCGGGCCGCTGCCTCGTTTACTTGATCAATCGCCCAACGGTTGTAAAAGAATCCCTCGCTCTTAAAGCCGAGTGTATTGACCAGGAATTCACCGACCGTTGTGTCAAGAACGTCCTCAATGAATCCGATCGAACCGAGTGAATCTACCTCGTCGTGCAACCAGCTATTCTCGTTGTCCCAGTTGTCAGCGTCGAGAATCACTTCCGCACCGTTTTCATCCTCAAAGCGGATGATTTCCTGTCCCTTGTACAGCGGATTACCGAAAAAGTCATGCCCAAAGCTAGTGCCAAAGCGAATACTGCCAAATTGTTGTGTGTCCATGTTCAATACCTCCGTTTTCTGCTAAACTAGAGGAGAAATAGCTATTGCAATGCTTATTTCTCCGGCCGTTGACGATTGCACTCGTCAGCGGCTTTTTTGTTGCCTTTGATCCGGTCAAGTGCTGCCTGGACGTTCATACCGAATCGACATTGCCAAGGACCGCTCGCGAATCGCAAGTAGTGTGCAACGCTGTCTTGACGTCGCTTAGTCGTTGTCTCGTCCATTGTTCTCTTCCTCTCCGTCTTCCAGTCCGAACCATTCCGGCCGGATAAAGATTGCTGTGATGACTGCAGTCGCGACAATCGTCAGGACCAGCAGTAGTGCCAGGTTGCTCGGTGTGATCATAGCGTTACCTCCTACGCACGTCTTGTGTTATTCTTCAGCCAGTCATAAACTTCGCTGTACAAATAGGCTTCTGACTTCTCGCCTTTCAAGTGGTAAGGAAATCCTGGCATCACACGCCATTGATCAATGGTTCCACCTCCAACTTCAAAGGCCTTAGCAAGCTTTGCACGAGTGAGCAATGGCTCTGGGACATCGGGCGTTGGAATTCGTTCAGCAACTTGTTTAGCGATGGCCGCGATGAGCTGTTTCTGAAATTGCTCATCAGTGGGAAAACTGACATTCACATCCATGTTTGGCTTACCTCCTGTACTTTCTGCTGTCTCAGTGTTCCTAAAAAGCTTTCCAAATGTTCTACCAGATCATCACCAGCGTCGATGTACTGATCAATTTTTTCAAAATCAGATCGGCACCTCTTTCGTGGATCGGTGGCGAGCGCAGATTCTGCATCTTGGGCACATCGCTCGAACTGCGCGTGGGCCATCTTCTCTTTGAGGAAAAGAACGAGAGGGTCATCTGTATCAACGTCATCCGCAAACACTCGGAGACGTCCGCCAGTGGCATATTCAACAGCGGCATCAAGAAATCGGTCACTGCCAATTGCTAATGCAGTTGGAATCAGTTTGTCTGATGGAATTGATCCATCACGTGATACCCAATTGCTCAAAGCAGCCTGTGTCACATGCAACCGGCCTGAAAGTTCCTTTTTTGTCAGATGCTGCTCATCGAGAGCTCGTTCAAATTCATCAATAATGTTGATCGTCATCTTGTCACCTCCTCAATTTGTGTACCAGCTGCATAGCAGCTTAACGGCAGTATGCCTTACCATTAAAACGATGAAGCAAGTTGTTCCTCGGTTGATTGCTCCTGCTGATACCGCAGCAGCTTGATCTGATTGCTGAGCTCATTGCGAGTCATGCCGCGCCAATATGAGAGAGCAACATTTGGAAAAGCCTCGCAAAGCGTTTGGATCATTTCGTCATTAGTCATTGTTAATCGCCACCTTGAAAACTGAATATTTACCATCATTCACTGCTATAATTTGAGTATCCTAACGAAAGGGGGATTACTGATATGGCAGTTCGTGATGAAGTCACACGCGATCTCGTCCTTGGTCTCATCAACCAGCAAAAGCTGGTTGATGCCGAGTCCGTGGTGGAAGCATACCGTAAGATTTTCGATGAAGTTAACCGTTCTCAGGCGGTATACGGCTACTCAAGAACCTTACCCAAGGATTACTTGGCCGGTAAATCTTCAGACGAAGAATAAACTCGGCTAAATACTTTTCACCAACTCCGCGATGGCTGCCACCATTGCGGAGTCTTTTTGTGCAAGCGCTGTGGACAGAGCCTCAGGGCACCGTTTCATTAGCCCCAGTTTTGCCTCCAAAATCTCAGCGGTGATCTGTTCTGCTGTTTTATTCATTTCGCGGCCTCCTTTTGTTCATTACTTCCATGCAACACAGGGGCAATGGGGAAAAGCTTGGTCATGCCCATGTCGTCAAGGCCGAAAGCCTTAACCATCTTTGCCATTGAATAGGACGAAACCCGTGTGTCCCCATTCATGATTCTGTACACGGTAGAGGGTGTGACGCCCATAGCATCAGCGAGCTGATATACCTTCATGTGCTGGTCCTCCATCAAGCTGTCAAACATATCTCGGTTAAGTACAAATGTCGGTTCCATTTTTTTCACCTCCCGTTGCTTCTGTACAACAATTATAATATCACGTCTGTCCCATGTGTGCAACACTTTTTGTTGCCTACTTGCAAAATAGTTTGTCGCGGTTGCACGCATGCGATAAAATATAAGTTGGAGGTGTTCCATGATAGGAAGTGTTTTGAAAAAGCTACGGGAACAAAAGGGCTTAGGTGTTAACCAACTGGCCGCTAAGTCAGGCGTCAGCGCATCTCAAATATCCCGCATCGAGAATGGGATCCAGAATTCTCCTACCGTCGAAACAATTAAAAAGCTCTCAGCTGCCCTCCACGATTCTGATGGCCAGTTACTGAAGGCAACACTCGACGCCACTGACAAGTCTTCACCCCTAGACCGCCTGATTGCCCACACCAGCGAGCATATAAACATGGCCACCGAGCCAATCCAAGTTTATGGCACGATCCACGCCGGCAACGCGGCATGGGCGGACGAGGACATCATCGGCAAAGTAATGGTTTCGCCGCAACTTATTCAGGAATATGGGTATCAAAACTTATTCGCTCTCCAGGTTAACGGCGAGAGTATGAATAAGCGCATTCCAAATGGTTACGTCGCTGTGTTTGTGAAAGATATTGAGCCTGAATCAGGCGATGTGGTGGCTGTGCTTATTGATGGAGAAGATGCGATGATTAAAGTTTTTCGTCGCACATCACAGGCCGTTATTTTTCAACCAGATTCTTGGTTGCAGACGTTCCAGACTTATACGTATCGCAAAGACGATGAGCAGGACTACCGGATCATCGGAAAGCTTTTGTATGCAACTAGCGAGTGTATTTAGTAGCAGAAAAATAGCCCCCGCTAAGTGGAGGCATGGCACCTTTAACAGGTAATCAAATCATGTGGAGAGATGCAAGTGTTCGTCCAAATCCTGATGACGTAAAAAGCTAAAAACAGGGGAGATCATGTTTTGAGTAATATGCTTGGTAAGAAATCAAAAGCTCCAATCTTTTTGACGGTTGCTATCATACTAATCATTGTTATTGCTTACGTCGCTTATCAAAGAAGTCCGGCGTCCGTCGGGCTAAAAGTTATTGACGGAGCAACAAATGGAAAAGCCTATGACTTGCCGGATAGCCTAACTGGCACCGTGAAAAAAGGAAAATATGTCATTTTTGTTTCCAATGGACATGTTATTGATTCGAGTAGTGTACGGTCCGGCAAATGGGACCTTTATGCGGACACAGACGGAAATTCAGATTATGGATTTCTGTATGTGACTAACAAACATTACGATACTCTCGATAAATTCCAAGCAAAGAATTCGCTTGCTTCCGAGAAAATAGTGTTTACTAGGAGGGCCATCCAAGCGGAAAAGTCATCCGAAACCAGTATGGAAAACGATGAAGATGATTCGTCCGCTAGCAGCGATTCAAACAGCAATGAATCATCGTCGGCGTCGTCTAAGGCCGCTTCCAAGAGCATGGCACTGGACTCCTTCAAGAAGTCCCTACAGGCACGTGTTCAAAACGATTCTGTACACCTGTCTTCCTACCAACTGAATGGTGGCAGCGAAGTCACTTACACCGCTACTGCTGAAACCGCAGCATTCGATCGAGCGACTTTGCAAGCATATGCTGACCATCTATTTGACAACACCCAACAGCTTGCTGCAATGTGTGACATTTCAATACCAGTAGTCATTGTGCTACAAGCGCCTAACGGAAACTTTTTGGCGCGTACTAAGCTAGATGGTACTGCCAAGGTATACCCGCAATGAATCATAGAACGTTCCCCTCTGAACGCCTTTGCATTCGCGTCCGCCTAAGGGCACAAAATAGCCTCCACCAAACGTTAACAATTGGAATGCTTCATTCGTCCAAACACTGACGACGTTAAAAGCTGAAATTGAAGAAAAGAGACGGTATACATGGATAAACACAAACTTACGCTAGTGGCTTTATTATCAATCGCTGTACTTGCTCTTTCCTCCTGCAATGGCAGCCACTCACAACGCTCTGTCAAGGTGTTAAACGGAGTCTCAAAAGAGCTTACTTTTAAGGGACGTTCTACTGGCCCCGCTGATTCCGCTAAATCTGTGCCGGTGAATCACATTAGCTATCCCATTATATCCAGTAACGCATACTCCCTTGATGCGTTCGATAACTCATGGGCTGGGGCCAACGTAACTATCGATCAAGTCAACGTAATCAAGACAAAAGCATTTGAGGATAAGCGTACCAAGAAAATGTATGAGGGTGTCGTTCTCGTTCACTTCAAGATCAGGGCAGCTCGTGAGATTACAATTTACCCTACCCGCGGCTTTCTCAATACCTCAGATGGTCAGCACGAAGTCGCAGATGCATCCAGCAGTGATCAATTTGACGGAACCTTTTCAGCAGGCAAAGAGAAAGAGGGATTTGTACTCTGGACAATACCGAAAATGTCTTCCCCTAGCTCGATTAAGTCTCTACAAATTGTTTTCAGTGCCAACTACAAATTAACCGACGACAGCAAATTAGCTGCGACACGGGAGTTCTCGAACAAAACTTACAATTTCAAAATCAGCTTGTAGAACCAGCATGGGTACGCTGATTCATTGTAATACGCTATGCTTGATTCAGACTTTTTCATTTGCGCCGCCTCTGGGCACAAAATAGCCTTCGCGGGAGGATAATTAGAATGACTCATTCGTCCAAATCCTGACGACGTTAAAAGCTGGATAGACAAATAGCCCCCCGCAAAAGCGGGGATTGGAGAGACAAAATTTGGAAGAATTGCAATTAACTCAGAGTCAGGCCGATGAAATGACCAAATGGATTAAGCATTTTCTAAAAAGGTATTCGGCTGTACTTTTCGAAAACGCAAGTGGTAAAATTCAGTTGCAGGCTGCGAATGGGCATACTTTTCAGCTTTGCTATCTTTTTGCAGACGGCAATAACCATCTGCAATTCATGGACTTGAGAACAAAACTGACACTCGCAAGGGTGAATTTGAATGACAGTTTTCATAAGAATGCTGATGGATCCATCATCCGTGGAAATCGTATTAACGTTTTTTCGGCGGATGAATATTATGCCAAAGCGGATGGAATCACACACACACGTTGCTTTGCACTGCCCTATGCAGGAATTCAAGATTCAGATGATTTCTTTCAAGTTTTACACGATCTATTGGATTATGAACGCGTCAGTAATCCAAGCCAATTAAATCTGCGCGTTGATATTCCACTTTTACCATAAGGAGGCCTGAGAAGCATGGTGTTTAAAGATGATCAAGTTCAAGAAATTTCCAAAGAGTGGTCAAATTTTTTGCAAAAAAATTCGAAATTCACCTTGCTTCAAAACGACTCATTTCGGATTACTACGCCTTTTACAGATAGCTTTGGCGATGGTATCGTCATAAACGTGCACATGGCTGGCAATAAATACATCCTTTCAGATCAGGGATACACAATTTGGAACTTGACCACTAACGGTATTGACGTAATGAAAAGCAATTCAAATCGAAAAAGGATTCTCAATTCTTTATTAAAGCCATACGGAATCGATTTGACCAAAGATGCCGTGATTCAACAATCCACGACCCGTAAAGAGCTTTCCCAATCAATTACGGATATGACGCAAGTTTTGATTAACGTTTCTGACTTAGCTTTTTTTAATCATGGCAACACTGCAAGTGTCTTTTATGATGACGTAAAAACCTTCTTCGACAGCAACCGGGAAATTTACAGTTTCATTGGCCCAATATTTGCACCAGGAAAATCTTATGTCAAATACCGTTTTGAGTACCTTTTCACTCCGAAATCAAACGATTTTCGATTGATGAAGCTGTACACAAACTTAAGCAAAAATACAATGGATATCATAATCGGCATTTGGAGTGACACCAAACAATTTCGCGATGACAATTACGGAAGTAATGCGACAATTAATGTTTTGGTCGACGGATTAGATGCGAAAAGCCGGCCGTTTGCCGATGGACTAAGTCAGCACGGAATTAACGTTTATGACTTCAAAGACAAGGACGCAGTCAGAAAAAATCTTGCGATGGCCAAATGAACGTCAGCCCCATTACGGGGCTTTTTCTTCACACTCTAATCGAACTGGTGTGTGTATTTTGGTTTGAAAACTACACAAATGAAAGGGACTGAGAATTATGCGTCAATGGAAGAAACTGCCTCGTCATCCCAACATTTACGAATACGAGACGCGCCGAGGAAAACGTTACGGAGTTCGTCGAGGATTCAAGAATAGTTTAGGCAGGAAGGATGAATTCACACGGTCGGGATTTTTGACTTGGCGCGCCGCCGATATCGTCCTGAAACAATTTGAGGCGTCTCTGGTCACTGGACAGATCAATCCGATTACCCACCGCGGTGTGACAGTAACGGAATATTTCGAGAAAATGTGCAAGCGGAACGAAGAACTGGGCATCTGGCGGGAGTCCACCCTGGCGTCGCAGAAACAATACTTCAATAATCATTTGAAGCCGATCTTCGGAAGCGCATCGCTCGCCGAAGTGAAACGATCCTCATACCAGCAATTTATCGACAATAAGGTCAAACAAGGCTTTGCCCAAACAACTGTGAGTACCATGGATGCTGTTATGCAACACATTTATAACGACGCCGAGAACAACGATATCATCGACAAGAATCGGCTCAAAGGGATCAGTATCCAGGGCGCTGTGAAGCCCCGCAGCCAGTCGCTATCGGTTCAGGATTACAATAAGTTTATGGCCGCAGCCAAAACCACTCTCAGCAAGTACCAGATGACCATGCTTTACCTGATGACCCTGGGCGAACGCCGCTCCGAACTAGCCGGTCTGCAGATTCGGTCGTTCGTCAAAGGAATTGACGCCATCGGCACTTATTACGCCATCACCTTTTATGTGGGTCGTACCCAGTATGCACCACTTGGCGGACCACTGAAGACTCCCAGTGCCAATCGCACAATCTATGTCCGAGGTGAGATCACCGAGTACATCGATTACGCTCTGGAGCGCACCAAAGAAGTCTGCAAGAGGTCCGGCCGTGTCTTTAATGGCAATACGTTTCTCTACGTGGATGAGCGGACCGGCATGCCGATCTTCCCGGGGAACATCAACCGGATCCTTTTCCAGCGCGTCAACGACAAAATCGGCACCCACGTCCGTCCTCACATGCTGCGGCATTATTTTGCAACCCATGCCAAGGAAAACGGACTGCCCGACATGGCGATCATGCATTGGCTCGGTCACAAAAACGTCGAGATGACCAACGATTACACCCGCCCCACCGAGGAAGGGGCCAAGAAGATCTTCGATGGCATGAGCAAAGATCTCTTCGGCTGAGTCGGTACAAAACAGGCCAGACGGTACAGAATGAAATGTACCGTCTCCGGTACCGCCGTCCAGAAGAATCGTACGGAACCTAATCGAAAGGTGCACAAAAAAATACCGCATCCCAGCGGCCATAATGGTCGTTGAGATACGGTATTTTTTCTCAGAATTGAGGCATGCTTACTTAACAGTGATAATAGCACTCCTTAGTACGACCGCTTTTATCACCTAATATACCGAATTGGTACCGGATAGACGTGAAAATGACGCTTACATGGCTATTGGAAAGTTTTGCCACTGCCTCGGGTATAATGTGGCGGAATGTGCTCGCTATTGCTGGCCTTGTGGCATACCTGGCTCCGCAGGAAATTCCTCCGAGGCCTTTCTACTACAATTCGATGTTCAACTTGCTGGCATCAACGTACCCGCCAATATTGACATAATTCCCGTCCTTGCTTACGCCAACGACTTTCCAGCGGCTGCCTTTGGGCAGATACTGGATACCTGCTTGATTAGGCTTGGGCTGAGCCTGCGTGTATGCATCGTCAGCGGTTACTCGAACCACGGTGCCTGACCAGTCTCCAGCTGCGCCCTTGTTGATCTTTACTACCGCGTCCGCCGGGTCGATCCAGCCGCCCACGTTAAGCCGACCCTTGTTGACGTCTACGACGACCCAAGATGTGCCATAAGGCAGGTGTTTAAGCACCTTGCCAGTGTTGTCCCACAAGGCGGCCCCATTGGGGTTCGTGATCCATGCCACGCCGTAGGCAGTGACTGGTGCCAAGCTAGTCAATTTGCTCAAATCCATATCGGTATCATCTCCTTGATCTGCTTCTTGCGCACCGGCATACCGATACGCATAAAAATAGGGACACCCATCGGCGGCCCAGTATGCGTCATGATTATTTACGCTCACGCCATTATGACTGTAATTGCAGTGGATAATGTTTTGACCATCGATGAATATGCCAGTGTGGCCGCCAGCACCACTAGAATCACCTAACTTGCCCCAGATGAACACATCACCACGTTGAGCATTCCAGTCTGAATCATCGGCAACACGCTTCCAGCCATTATTCATCAGCCACGAATGC